ATAGTATGCCTGTTATCGTCGTATACGTCCATCAAATCTCGCTCAGTGACGCGTGCTTTGTTGATTAAACGTAGATATTCGTTGTCAGAATTAAATACACCGTCGTTCTCAGAATGAAATGACATCTTAATTGGTATACCAACTTTTAAACCAAACTCACGGTAGTCTTCTGTCTTCATGACACGTTCTTTTTTTACACCCAACAATCTAAATGCTAGTGAGTGTAGTGTTCTAAAATAAATTAAATCTTCAGTCTGATCTAAATTAAATTTTTCTGCAGCACGACCAGATGCTTCGTGTGCTGCTTTGCGTGTAAAAGAAAAATAACCAATACGTTTTGAATCAACACCAGCTTTCATAAAGTCATCAACTAAAGTTAGTAGTGTAGTAGTTTTACCTGTACCTGGTGGACCCAGAATAATTGTTTTCATTAAAACGGTGACTCCTGGTATGACACCTGACTAACTTGTGCGCCGTTATCTTTCATAGAATTTATTTTAACAATACGTGGTGTTTGGTTTTTTAATTCCATTCTAATCTCAGCAACAAAAATATTTTCTAGTTGTGTAATTAAATTATAAGTTTTAGTTTTATCTAACTCCCAGTTATTACGTTTGGCAAATGCATAAAAATCTTCCATTCTAAAATAAGAAAACCCTTCATCAGTCCAGGCAGTTTTGTTAAGTATGTCATCTTTAGTTCTAGCTTTTGCTCTATGCACTGTGAAATCATACAATAAGTTTTCTATTTGGTTAGTTGGATTGAGTGATTCTAATGGATCTATCTCTTGTAAATTTAACATCAACGGTGTCAAATATACCTCGCGCCAATCTTTAGCTTTTGGTATTGGTGATACCACATTGGCCTGATCTAATACTGCTATGGCAAATAGATTGGGGTTGTGTAGTTGTTCTGTTTTTAGTTCTATTCTTTTACCTGCTACATTTAAAAACCATTGTGGTGGGTTAGAATTAATCTTAGTCAACGTATCTAGTTCCGGCATTTGCTCTTCTTCAAAACCTACACCAAACTTTTTAGTTCTACATTTTGCAGCGTTACACACACCACAAATAGGCTGGTCTTTACATCTGTATTTATCGTAGCCACGTTTACCTATGGATGCTAACAATGCTTTTACTTCCTGGAAACCTAGTGGTGGATTCATCCATTTAGAATTATCCTCCATAACTTTGTCTTCCCACGTATCAGGATTGGCCTGCTTGTGATATACCGCAACATTAAACAATGCATTATTACGTGAGCCCTCACCAAAACCTTCATCAGCTAATTTATTTAAACACGGTGGACCGTCTGCAAATGCTTCGTTCTTAACCTCTGCCTGTTTAATAACAACTAGTTCTTGTACCTGGTCAGGTGTCTGTACTGCAGTGTCATACATAGAATAGAATGATTCTAAACTAGCTGCATTGCATTCATCATCAAACGCATAACGCAAACCTCTTGCACCACCATGATAGGGTAAGTTTAAAAAGTTACCAGTGTCACCACGTTCTACTAGTATCTCAGTTTGTTTTGGAAATATTTCACTACCACCAAAACCCAATGCTTCTGACATCATCTTTAATTTTGATTGCATCAACGACGCCATAATAAATTCTGTTGTGAATAAAAATAAATGTGCACCACCAGATTTTGATCTAAACATTACCAGTGGGAATTTATGGGACTTGATAGAAGCCGCTAGTTTTTTGTGATCTAAATTATATTCGTCAACGTCGATACAACCCCAACGACAGTTGTTATCTTCGTTAATAGGTATTACCCCTAAAGCCGGATCTTTACCGTCAAGATGATCTTGCCATAGCTGATCCGGTATTGGTTCACGTTTTATAAACGCTTTGCCAACTGCTTTGCCTTTGTCGGTAGTTTCACCAGTTAAAATTAATTGTCCGTATGCGCTGTTGTTGCCTTCAAATATCTGCTTAAATCTATCCATATAATTTATGATACTCCTTCTGATATTTGTTTAACTTATCTTTGTTCTTCTCTCGATACTTTACAGCGTATTCTTTTTGTTTTCTTTTTTTGTATGCAATGCCTTCAGGACTTTGCATAAATATTTTCATATCTTGTCTTAGGTTTTTAATTGTGTTCCTAAGATCATCCATCGCTTGCTTGCGATAATATTGTCTATGATAACTTGTTCTGCTCCCTGCCATGTGCTATCCTCCCTAAATGGTACCGAGCCGGGGGGATTAGCTCGGTACCTGTTCACAGTTAAAATGGTACTTCGTCTTCCGACTTAGACTCACCTTCACTATGCTTGGTTTTCACATCGCCACTTTTACATGACTCCGCAAAACTTTTAGCAGCCGCGTACAGATTTTTATCCTGTACAGGACCAACCTTAGACACAGTCCAACCATACCAAGTTCCCTTGTCATTTGATTGTTCTACTGTCTTTAAGTTATACACGTGACTGTATGATGCAGGAGTAAACAAACCATTCTTGCCTTCAAGTTTGATACTGTTCATCATTGAATTCCATGATCTACTAACTTTTAATTGTGTAGATTTCATAGATATCAATGCCGTCTGCATATCCTCAGTAAGTACATAGTACGATGCAGTGTTTTCAAGATAATTACCATTTGGTAATCTGTCTTTCCAATCTGCACCCCTAGTAGTTTCTTTAATGATACCACTATTTACTGAGTGGATAGCAACAGGAGCAGATGTGCCCTGTCCTCTATCTGACCATTCTACATACTCGCGTTTGTAATAACACGGTATTAAGTTTAGTCCCTTCTCGCCATCATATGCCACCTTAGTCACGGTATTAAATATCATACCTGCCTCAGCGCCTTCTACATACTTGGCATCCCGTTTATTTATCTCGGGTGATAGTTGTCCTAATACTCTCAGGAATGGTAAGGCTAAATCTTCTGCGCCCATGTTGTCCAAACCGGTACTAGAATCTGCCTCAAACATACTCGCTAGAGCTACGCTTGAGTTTTGCTTCTTCGCTACTTGTTTCTCTGTCATGTTTCTTGTCTCCTTGTTCATGATTTCCGGCTTATTTTTGTTTGATCTTTAACAAAAGTGTTAAAGAATTCCGAGGGCATATCGAGGCCGGCCTCGATACGCTCTCTAAAGAGAGCCTTCAATGTCATGGGTTCTACCTTTTGTTTTTGGGTAGGCTCATAACCTTCTTGCTCTGCAAGGCTAAGCAATTGCTCCGCCTTGTTATCCTCGCCCTTCCCGAACTGTACCGCAACCTCATTTTTAATAAGATCACCAAGTCCGTTATTACGAAGCCATGTGTACGCTGATTCGACTGAGTCTTTTTTTACAGTACAGCTGTATGTCTTTCTGACATCAACGCCGCTACCGTCAGCGAGTTTCAAAGATGACAACCCTTGTTCTGCTAGTAAGTTAGGTATTATCTCTGAACTAATCTTGTCTGCTTTTTCTTTATATTCTTTTACCGTAGCTTCAAGTCTTTGTATTTCTTCTTCGTGTGCTTGTAGCTCTTGGCAAAAAGAAGCCAGTGTTTGAATATCTGTTTTCTCAATCAACTGTTGTTGATCATCTTCTAAATCTTCTAGAGTTATATTACTCATCTTCCCACCCTTTCGTGTTTAACTATTTTCTTCTTTTGTTATTGTAAAGTCTTCAGTCTTTTCTAACGCAGCTATCTTCTCGTTTGCTGCAGCAAGGTCTGCATCTTTCATTGCTGCATTAATTTCTTGCTGTAGATTTTCCTGATTTAATCTTTGTATTTTGTTTAGTAATACATTTATAATTTGTTTGTCGTCCATTATCTTCTCCTTATTTTTATTTACTCTTGACTTCTTATATAACAATCCCATATAGTATGTCAAGAGAAGATATGATAAAAAATTATAAATTTAAAACCAAGCCATATAACCACCAAAAACTGGCGCTTACCAAGTCCTGGGCTGAAAAAACTTATGCCCTATTTATGGAAATGGGTACAGGTAAATCAAAAGTACTTGTGGATAACTTAGCTATTTTATATGAACAAGCCGCGATCCGCGGTGCCCTAATCGT